TTACATTCTTTACACGTAGGATTATTGACAATATGATAATTTGTACACGTTTATGAAAGTTGATATATTGGTAATTTACAAAATTTACGCATAGGTTTAATATGATTGAATAGGTAAATAACTTTATTGTAGGTAATGTGAGATACAATGTATTTTAAATTAGCAAGGTATTTTTGTTATATGTCCAAGTACCACGTGTCTTTTTCAGTATTTACATGTCAACTTTTCTTATCAAATAAACCATAAATAAAAAATGAAATTATGAGGTATTGAAATATTGTATTAAGTATATCAATTATTAGTTTACCATAATGAATAAAAATATTTTAACTTGTTTGGAAGATTTAGCTAATTCTTGCGAAACTACGAATAATGATTGTAACACTGAATCTCAGAATATTTCGGATGATTTTAATCAGATTAAAAAATATTCTGATTACCAAATAAATAAAAATGGTGATCAGAATATTTCGGATGATTTTAACTGGATTAAAAAATATTGTGATTACCAAATAAATAAAAATGGTGATTTGATTTGTACCAATAGTAACAATAATATTTTTAAAATTTCGTCTAAAAACAAGGTATATTTTAAAAATTCTATATCATCATGGATTAACAATGTTTCTGTAATTAAAAATTTTTCAAAATTTTCGTACGATTTTGATTATATAAATAGATCAATATCATTAAAGATCCACGATTTATTATTTTCGGTTTATGATCTACATACCATTTCAGACTGCATATCAACATTAAAAAATGAATTTAGAATTTGTGATAAGGGGTACGAATGTGTAATTTTTAAAGGAAACAACGACCCAATAAAAATTAACACAGCTTGTATAAAATATTTATTAAAAAACCCGACGAAATATATTACTGATGTTATATTTCACATAGGAACACAAAAAATCATTAATTATATTACTGATAATACATTTCACACAGAAACATCGAAATTAGGAGATATATTTGATTTAAACAATACTACTAATTTTATAAATTATCCCTTAAAATTAGATCAATTAAAAATAGTAATGAAAATTAAACAGGAGATAAATACCTTTTTGATTACAGAATTAGGTCGTAAATCTTCTAACAGTGAAGTTGTAAGTTTACTACGAAAAGTTTTTCAAAAACTTGATTTTAATAAAATAGTTTATGAAAAAACTCAAAGATTGATTGAATCAATAAAAGAAAGAGATAGTTACAATAAAACAAAAAATAATTACGACATGATTTGTAAATCCCAAACAAATTATGCTAAATGTATGGACGAAATAAGAGGAATATTAAATGATTTTAAAGTATTGTCCTCTATTCATTACGATACATTTAATAAATTTATTAATATTTGGACAATTGATTCTCTTATTGAATTTCAAAAACGATTCGATTTAACAAGATTTGAATTTAATTTGGCTGATAAACTTTATTCTCTTGATAAGAGCAAAAGAGATAGCGTATTATTAGAAAATAATATATTTTTGTAGGAAGTTAATTTTTTTATTAAAATGTGATTTGTTGCATTCACAATTTATACGATCTTATCAATGTACTGAAAGCAAGAATACGTTAACATAATTTAGGATAGCGAAACTTTAGTGAGCTCAAGTACTTCGAGTGAAGTGACAATACATTAGTACAAAAAATGTAATAAGGAGACATAAAATTTTAATTAAATAAAGAAAATATAAATAGTTAAACAAAAATACAGATTTCTACAAGAGAACAACAGTGAAAAACGTAAACTCTCTTAAATATTATTTAAATATTGATTTAAAGTGATATTCATTAAATCTACATTTATTTGTAATTTTTTTTGTTCATCAACGAGTTTATTTATTTCTTCTTCAATTGAATAAGTAGATTCAGAGAGTTGCATTTCATTGAATATTTTTTTGATTGTGTGAATTTTACAAATGAATCTATCGTTTGTTGTTTTAAAATCATACAATGCAGCCTTAATACTAATATATAATTTTTCTGGATAATATGTTCTTTTGAATGTATCGAATCTTTCTATTCTCTTACGCTTATATTTATCAATTTGTTCCAAGTATTCTGGATCACAGCTAATATAGATTCTATAATAACCTTTTTTCTTTTCTTTTGGAATTTCAATTAAGTTTTCATCGTGAGTAAATTTGTAACTTGTACACAAAGCGCAAATAATTGCTCCATCAGGATAAATATTTTTTTTAATCATTTCATTTAGCTCTTCTGTAAGTATTTTAAAATAAATTATTTTATTCTCATAATATTTTATTTTTTTGATGTATTCTTTGTGTAAACAGTAAGTAGGATAATGATGAATTGCTGGAGAAATAATATTCATTAACCAAGATTTTAATTCGTTAGCCTTTGCTAATTTAGATCTCGGGATCAAACTGCAAGCTCCAGAAAAATTTACGTAAAGCTTTGCAGTTTGTCCATCAATATCTTTATTATCTTTTATTTCTTTAGCTGGTTTAATGTCATTTGATTCCACATGCTTTTTAATTGCAATATAATTATTTTTATATCCTAAAGCAATCGCAATATCATTTCCACAAAACCAAAAATTCTTATTATTATCTTGTAGTACTGAAATTGCAATATTATCAAATATTAAAATTCCATCATCTAAAAATTGCATTATATTAGGCATTCTTAATAAATAATACTTGTATGCTTTGAACTATAAAAAATCAATTCAAAAATCATTTTTATTAATTTAATGAGTGATAAATATGCAATGCTTTTGTTAGTTTTTTTAACCCTTCTCGAAATGTAAGAGTTTCTTTAGTTTGAGCCAACTTTAGAATTATTTAATAATTTTAATAAGATTTTTTGGAAAGTACTGTACGAATCATACAGTGCTTTTGCTAGTTTTTTTTGGACGATTTTAATAATTTTTTTAACCCTTCTCGAAATGCAGGAGTTTCTTTAGTTTGAGACAACTTTAGAATTATTTAATAATTTTAATAAGATTTTAAGAAAAATTTCATAAATATTTTACATGTTCGTATAATATGGTAGCGAAACTTTAGTGAGCCAGATGCATTATGAGTGAAGTGAAAATACGCTAAGACATAAAATTGAATCAAGGCGTAAACCTTTTCGCAAATACACAATTAATTTAAAATTAGTTTTATTGCGTAACATCCTAGCGCCTTGTTTATTTATCCCTTATTAATATTCATGCTGTAAAATGTCAATATCATTAGTGGTTACGAATAATTTAATTTTTTATGTATTTAATTTGTTAGTTGAATTATGATATGAAGTTTACAGCATGGATAATATTAACAAGTTGTTGAAACAAAGAATTTAACAAAGTTTTGTTAGATAAAGATAATTTGAAAGTTTTTTATAAGAACGTCTTGTAACAATGATGCATGAAATGACCACTGAAAAAACGTTACATGCTACAATAATAGTTGAATGTAATAAGAGACCTTTATTTAAAGAGGAACCAACAGAAGGTGATGTAAGGAGATTGTTGGACATATTATTTAGATCCTCATTACATTAAACAAGGATCTTTTAAGTGAAAAAGATTATATCTATGAAACTGATACAACCTTTAAAGATTTAACATTTCAAAATGATAATAAACGTGCATTATTGCAAATATTAATAAATGCTCACGAAGATTATACTAATTGTGAGTTTAAATTACAAATACCAGACTTTATTAAACAGACACTCTTTTGAATATTTAGATAAAAATAATGCTTATTCTTCGAATTTAATTCAATGCAATGTTAACGCATCTTATAAATAATGTGTTTATACTACTACATTTTTCCAAATTCAACAGATGGAGGTATTGTATTAATTAGTGTTAATATTGTAATAAAAAACATTGATATCAATTAACTCACAACCAGTATTAAATTATGTTAATGATTAAAAAGAAAACGAACAATTATGGTTAATCTTGAACGAGATGTGACTTAATTTTTTGTAACTCTTGATTTAAGTCGTCATTCTTTTTATTTACTTCTGTTATCATTATCTTGAGTTCTTTAATTACTTCATCATTATCTTTTTTAACTTCAGTTATTAATTCTTTGATTTCTTTGACACTGCTAACCAATTCTTCAGTTTTTTTAGTTTTTTTATCCTTAATTACATCCTTTTTTTTATTGTATGTGTCCTTTGATTGTTGTTTAAAACAAGTGATACATAATTTCGTTCGTGAATAAAATTCTGTTCCATCTTCGCCAATAAAGCCGCATTTTTTGCAAATTTTTTTATTTTTGTAATTGTTCATATATCTTAATTACTTAATGTTGTGTATATCATATATTCAAATTAATAATTTCATTTTTAGACTCAAACATGAGTTTGATTTTATTAAATAAATAATATAAGATTTTTTGTATTTTTTAAAAATAAAATAACTCATTGCGTTTAAATTAGTTTTCTATTTAACTGTGAAAACAATATACCAAATTATACATGAATTTAAAAAGCATCAACGAAAAAAACAAAATTGTTCCAAATCAACAAAATGAGTTTCCAATTTCAACAAAACAAACGAAAGTACTGAAAAACTCGAAAATAAATATTATTAGAATATTCCACACAGCCGACATTCACATCAACAATTCAGAAGATTCATTCATGAGACATAAAATAACGTTTTGTAATTTTATTAACTCAATTTCAGAAGAATTATCAAAATCAAATCCATTGAAGCAAGAAGAATTACGTCAAGCAACAGAGGAAGCATTATTCATTATTAATAATAATGTTCAGGAAGCAAGTCAAAAAACAAAATCATTTTCACAGGTTTCATTGACAGTTATTTGTGGAGATGTTCTTACTAATCATAACACGTATTCTGATCGATGCATGAAGAGTATGAGATCTTTTTCAATAGCTATTTCTAAATTAACTGGTATTATTATGATACTAGGAAATCATGAAAAATCTCTTAAATCGAATGTTGGTGAATTTAGACATTGTGTTGATACATTACTTGCAAATATTCCTAATGTACATCTTTTGGTCGAGAGTGGAAATTACATATATTCAAATATAATATTCAATGTGTTCTCTTTATTGGATGAAAAAATACCTGTTCTTGAATCTGATGATCACAAAGATAAAATATCTATTAGTTTGTATCACGGAACTGTTAATTGCATCAACAAATTACCAGACACGACTCTTGAATACAATAAACTTCCTTTATCTATTTTTGGTAATTCAGATTATGTTTTGCTCGGTGATGTTCATACGCATACATATTTATTTAATAGGAAAAATGTTGCTTATCCTGGTAGTTTATTGCAATTGCATAGAAAAGAGGAAATATTTCCCAAGGGATACATTGTTTGGAATTTAGTTAAAAAAACAAGCAAACATATACATGTTTATAATCCTTATGCTTTTGTTAAATTTGTTTTCGAGAAGAATATTATGAAAGTAAAGCCAGAAATATCTGAATTCAATGAGGTTTATTGCAAATGTATTGATTCTGATAAAAAAATTTGTCGTAAATTAATTGAAAATTACATTGTAAATGAAGGGAAGAAAAGTATTGTAAGTATTGATATTAAAAACATTGTTACGGATGGAAGTGAAAATATTAATTTGAATTCTTTGGTATTAACTACAAATACACCTGATGAAGAATTTAATAGAATTATTGATGAGTATAATAATTCTTTGAATAAGCCAGTTGACAATGAAAATTTTATGAATGATGTCAAAGAACTCAATAAGGAATTACTTTTAAATATACATCCAAGTGAAATCAATCAAGGAGTAAGTAAAAAATTCAAATTATGTGAATTATATTTTTCTGATGCATTTACTTTTGGAAGTTGGAATTATATAAATTTTGATGCATTATCTGGAACGGTTGCCTTATCAGGAGAGAATGCAACTGGAAAGAGTAATATTATTAATATAATTTATTGGACATTGTATGCTCAATTTCCTGCAATTGAAGTAGCTAATACACATACTAAAAGAAAATTATGTACATTTCTTACAATAGAACAAGATGG